ACGCTGCAGATTTTGCATCTAGTGTGCCAGCTTTGACCAAGTTAGCTAACTCAGTTTGCCCAGCTTGCTCTAGCATGTTGACTGTGCGGTTTTTGCGTAAATCCTCTACCCTAGACGCTCTAGCAGCCTGTAGCTGTGCAGGTAGGTTTGGATCAGGGCGTATGCTCATGCTGTTGAGCCAGCTTGCAAAAGCAGCAGCCTGATCCTGTCTTTTTGCTTTACGCTCCTGACCTGCTAAATCTTCTGGGCTAAAGCTTAGGTTTTGCATTTGCTCCTCTGCCATTTCTATCGCCCCATTCCAGCCGCCATAAACGGTAATTTAAGATAATCAAACAAGCCTATCTGCCTTGATTGTGTCGTTGTGGATTGATTAGGCACAACGCCAAGTGCAGCAAGTGGTGCTGTCAGTGACGCCATTGGCGATCCTGTGTAGCCTGCATATTGCTGCCTTGCAGCATCTATAAGCTGCTGGTTAAGCGCTTGTTGCATTAAGCCTTGCTGCATTTGCTGTTGGGTAATATCTCTGCTTATGCCAAATGCCTGACCACCCAAGCCACCCAACTGACCTGCTGCAGCAGCGCGTGCAGCGCGATCACGCATTGCGGCGTCTAATGCAGTATTAAATCCAGCCTGACGTTGCTGCGCCGCAATATCTGCACCCATTCTGCCAAACTCACCTGCAAGCACACCCTCTGCTACACCCTGCCTTGAGCCGCCAAATGCACCTGCTTGCGTTGCTCTTGCGCCTAGCTGTTGAGACGCTAACTGACGCTGCCTTTCTATGTCTTGCTGGGTTCTGTCAATAACTTCGCTTGTGTATGGGTTCATAAACGCACCAACTTGTAGCGGCGCTTGCATCGCCCTTTGCGTACCACCTATTGCCCCCTGCAGTGCCCCTGCTGCTGCTTGGTTTACATTAAAGCCCTGCTGTGGCTGCATTGGCATAGGTTGATATGTTGCGCCTGCTTGCATTGCAGGTTGTGCTGCCATTGTTGGTGCTGGTGCTGCTGCGCCCATTTTACAAATTCCTTATAATAAAATTTAACATCATCATTATCTGCCGCCAAAGGCTCTGCCGCCAGCGCCAGTTTTTTGCGGCCTTTTAGCAAATGCGCCCCTACCTTTTTTAGCATCTTCTTTAAGCTTTCTTTTTTCTCTACGCTCTTTGCTTGCTTTTCTTGCGGCTTCTGCTGCGTCTGCTATCTCACTCGTTATAAAATTCTTAGTATCTGTAAGACTGCCAAGCAATCCTGTGGTTGGGTCATCTTGTGCAAAACCACCGCCAACATTTCTAATACCTGCTGCAAGCATAGATTCTGCTGCCAATCGGTTTTGATCCTCTGCAGAAGCATTACTAATATCGCTTGATGTTAAACTACCTCTTGTTTTGCTTACGGTCTTACCGCCTTTTGTCTTAAATGTAGTTACTACATTTTCATTCGCTGCCTTAATACCTGCGCTAAATGCTGGGTTTTCTTCTGGTGGCACATCTTCACCTGCTGAAATACGTGCGCCGTAATCAGCAAAAGCATCTACAACTGCTTGATTGGCAACATCTTGACTACCGCCATATGTAGTAAACCCAGTGCCGCCTACGTTACCCACGCCAGTATCAATGATAGAGCTAGAACCGCCACCGCCACCGCTAGTTGTGGTTGTTACAGGGGTAGTAGTCGTTACAGGGGTAGTTGCTGTAGTCGTGTCCACAACCTCACCCATGTCTAAGGGAGTTGTCGATATTGGAGTAAACGCACCTGATACTGGATCAATAAAAAGTTGATCTATGTAATCTTTTTGTGCTGGCCTACGTCTACCAAACTCATCCATAGCTTCTTCAAACATAGGTGCAGATGAATAGCCTCGCACACCACCTGCAAAGGTTTGTGGGGCAGGTACACCCATGTCCATAGTTGTTGGCGTGCCAAAAGCGCCAGCTAACTGCTGTGTGCCAGCAAATGCTGCTTCTTGCTGTGGAGTAAACGCTGCAACATCAGGACCAAAGTAAGGCACATACCCTATCTTGCTGATTAGGTCTGCCCTCTCAAGATTGCGTCTTGCCGCATCTTCAATGTACTGTGGCACTTCAACTGTTGAGGTTGTTGAGCCGCCTTTACCGCCTGACATTATCCAATCTCCTTAATAAATGACGCATGCATTGGTTTCCAACCGTGTGCTTTTAAAGGTTTCTTCCATCCAAAACGCCCTGTTATCGTTATAGCTTCACATCCTTGTGCTTTAGACCATGCTATCACATCTTTGTGCATATCCAAAAGCTGATCTAGCTCACCACCACCTAAAAACACATTTAACATCTTTTTTCTAGGATATACCACAATTTCTGTTACTATGCACCCCTTTGGCGCAGGCCACAACTGCATCTTGCCAGAAGTAATGCCCTCAATCACATCAGAAAGGCTATGTGTGCCGCCAGAATACTCCAGTGCAGCCTCTATCCAAGGCTGGCATCTATCTATCTCGCTTATGTGTGACATATCATTCATGCATGTATTCTCGTTATAGCTAGAGTAGATGAAGGTGACGCTGGGCTGAATGACGTTGCGGCTGTCACGCCCAAGCTACCATTTGTGCTACTTACTGCCCATTTCATCTCAATATAATCATTTGCTGCAAGCTCAAGCAAGAACACTCTAGACGCAAGCATAACGCCGCCATTGTTATGCACCGTCTTAACCATCGTAAGATTAGATATGTTTGTTCCGTTCTTCGCAGGCCAAAAATAAAACTTTATATCTGCCGCCGCAGACGTTGTTATTTCTGCAGTAAAGCTAAGCAAGTATTCACCAGCTTCCTCAAAGACAATGCGCTCGTTATTACTAGCATCCCTGTCAATCTTAAATTTGTTGCTAGGTGCATCATAGGTAATGCTATAGGCAGTATCTGCAGAAGCAGCCGTTTGCGCTGTTGTCCGTATAAGCTTAACGTGACCACCCTCTAGCACAATCTGACGAAACTCATTGTTTCTAGACACGACAGGATAATCATTCTGCCTGTCATACAAAATAACACCATCTTCTGCAGCAACGGAACTAGCGTCTTTTGCATCTAGCTGATTAAGGGCGCTTGCAAGGTAACGCCTTAAATTCTCACCCCATTGCGATAGATTTTGCGTAATTGGTGGGATTACCCTCATCTTTTCCCACCAGCCTTTGCTTCAATCCGCATAATACCAACACGCCAATCTGCACTTCTTGCGCCCTCAACACGCATCCTTACTTGCCTACCAGTAAATCGAACATCTGTAGGATTAGACATTGTAAAAGGGCCGTGCTCTGTCTCGCTTGCATTAGGATAAAACCTTGTTTTAAACTTTGCCGTTACGTCACCCTGCGTTTTTTCATCAGGAATAAGACTAGTTACACGCATTAATCTATCACCTGCACCTATCGCAATCGGACCAGTTTCTGCGAATGGTGTGCTGCCACTGTAGCTGTAGCCAATCTCATGCTCAAAAACATCACCATCAGCATCAACCCAAAGCGGTTCTCTAAACACGCCCCGATCTACCCCAGACGTTCTGTCTAGCTGACCTATTGTCCAGATGTTTTCTACATAATCATACACGACATACCGATCACATTCTGTTGAGCCGCTACTTGGATAAAACCACCATATCTCATTCCATTGTGCATTTGGCACAGCAGCTATCTTGCTGCGTTGGTCATTATTCATGTCACTAAAGACATAATCGCCAACTTCACATGGTATCTCTGTTACAGCACCACCTGAGTATAAAAAGAAACTTCTGCGCCCCATCCAGATAACACCAGCGTCAATAGAGGCTGCTGCTTTTGCTGCGATTAATCCGCAAGACGTACCAACGCGCTCAAAGCCATATACAAAAGGTGGACCCTGATATGTTGCGGTATGTGCATCTTGGTCTGTTAAAATAAGCGCTTGGCCTCTAGTTCTTAGCCCAGCCAAGATTGTGCCACTTGTTTGCAACTCAATATCACCAGCCTGATTAGTTGCTGCGGCTGCCCATACTGTATTATCTTCTCTGTCGGAAAACTGAACTTTTCTTGGGTTGCCGCCTGCACCCAACGCAAACACAAACCTTTCTTCAGTTACCATCATAGCAGTATTGCTGGTTGGCGCATTAGATAACGCTGCAGCATCTGAGCTAGAGCCAAGCTGCCATTCTAAAATCTTACCGTCATCTGTAGAACAAGCTAGTAAATACTCTCCCCAGTTATCTAGTGACCAAGTTGTAGCTGGAAGTATAACGCCAGTGTCAGAACGTGGTGTGCCGTAATACTCATTGCCATACGTGCCGCCACCAAAACCTGCATTGGTTGATGCTGTAACCCTGCCAGATGTAAAGCCAGAAGTAGGCGTTATGTCATATATAGTATTGCCAGAAGTCATAACCTTTAGCGCGTTATGCATGCCTGCAGCAACATACCGATTGCCTGAGTTATCTTCCCAAGCAAGCATGCCTCTTACTGTTCCGCTAAAATCTACTGTGCCACGCTCTTGCCAGCCACCGATAGGACGCAAAGCATCTTCATGCCATCTGACTAGGTTTGCGTCACGCCATCTGCCTTGAGCCATATACTCAGTGCCGTTGCGATACACTCCTTTTGGTATCTGTAGGGGTATTAAAGGCATCTACCATGTCTCCCCCATTAAGGTTTCGTAGGCCAATCGTCAGTACCCAAGTTAGGCCAGTTGTCATGCGTGGTAATGTCTCTTAACGCTTGGCGATACGTGGTCATTTCGCTCGACATTGTAACGTCTGACAGCGCGTAGAAGTCTGTCTCTGCAAGCTTTGCATCTCTTGTGGCTCTGTTTGCAGTTGCGGTGTTAGCATCTAGCGTTGCCTGATACGCTGCCTCATGTTCTGCTTTAGTGGTCTTCTTACCATCCTCGTCAGTTGTATCAGCAAACATATCTTTGGCTACATACTTCTCAACCCAGTTGCCCTTGCTGTCTTGCTCTACACCATCACGTACACTTATCTGGTAATCGCCAGTTGTAGCAGCAGGGCTTGCGAGTACTGGGTCTAGGTTCATTGCGTCTAGCGTTGCTGCTTTCCAGACACGAGGCAATGACATATGAGCAAAGTCTGCTCTCCATTGCCCTTGCGTTTTAACTTCGCCTGTTGTTCGTTCTCTGTATTCACTCATTAGATTGATCCTTTCATATGAGTTTGATTGTTATCTTGATCACTCTATGCGATTGCGTAGAAGATGTATGATGCGCCATCTGTGTTACATAAAGGTACGTTATTTAAAGTAAATCCTGCACTATGAGCATCAATATCATCATA